AGAACACCCATGACCCCCCCTGGTTCTTTTACCCCGCAAAACACCTCAATAAGCCACGTTCAAGAAGAGACCGACTAGATATGCCTAGTTCAACCTCAACAGGGCTTAAAACGGCTCCTGTGACCTTACAGGGGGTTGTGGAGCCTCGTATATGGACTCAAAGCCCCGATTTACCTAGTTATGGCATCGATTTCATTGAATTCTGCGAGTCAATCGGTTACAAATTGCTCCCCTGGCAAATGTTTTTAGCCCATGAAATCTGCAAGGTTGATGAAAATGACAGATGGTTCTTTAAGGAAGTGGGGGTGATAATTAGCAGGCAAAACGGCAAAAGTACGTTTATGCAACTCATGATTCTATGGCGAATGTTCGCTATGGGGCAGAAATTACAGGTTCACACAGCTCACAAACTGACTACATCGAGTGAAATCTTTTGGAAGATAGATGACACGATCCAAAATAACCTTTCCCTGGTCGAGAAGTTCTTTAAGAAGTACGAGACCAAAGGTTCTCAAGAAATTAAACTCAAAGATGGAGCGCGCTACCTAGTCCGAGCCAATAACTCAGCCGCTCGCGGTATTGCAGCGCCCGACACGATCTACATGGATGAAGTTCGCGAGTATAAGGACGATGAAGTATGGAGTTCGCTCCGTTATACACAAATGGCAACGCCAAATCCACAGGCTCTAATTTTCAGCAACGCTGGCGATCAACACAGCATAATTTTGAATCGCCTTAGAGAGCGCGGGCTTGCAGCTGCGGCTGGAGCCGATGATCGCATTGGTTGGTTTGAGTGGTCTGCTGAACCTGGTTGCGATATTCGAGATAAATCTGCCTGGGCTCAAAGTAATCCATCCTTGGGTCACACAATCAGTTTAGAGAATCTTGAAACTGCTATGTCAGATGATGAATCTATCGTACGAACAGAATTGCTTTGCCAATGGGTATCAGTAGTCAATCCAGCAATCAATCCGAGCAACTGGGCGGCTGCTGCCGATAAGACCATGAAACTCAATAAGGAAGATGAGACGTGGCTTGCCATTGATCTATCGCCTGACAGAAAAGCGGGAGCCTTAATTGGAGCCCAACAGCAAGGAGACAAGATTCATGTTGCCCTATTGCATACATGGACAAACCCAATCAACCTCGACTCGAAACAGGTAGCCAATGACATCGCGACGTATGCTCGAAAATATCAGACTCAGACGGTTGCGTTTAGCCGTCAGACTTCAGGTGCTATTGCCGCTCTACTTTCGCCAGCTGGCATTTCAACTACGCCTATCGATGGCGCTCTTTACGGTCAAGCTTGCGATGAAATGCTTTCCGCAATCACATCAGGTAGACTCGTACATCCTGACACTGAGGAATTCAATAAACAAGTTCTATCGGCAGTAAAACTTCCATTCAAGGATGGCGGTTGGTATTTGGGTCGTAAGGTTTCAAATGCCACGATTTGTGCAGCCGTCGGAATGGCAATGGTCTGCCACTTTGCAGCGCGCCCTGAGTCGGAAGCCGATATAGTTTTTGGTTAATACGGTATAATTTCCGCAATGGGAATCTTCAATCTTAAATCGAAATCTGTAGAGCAGTCAAATGCTCTTACAGTTGATGCCGCGTATTCTGCGCCATTTGAAGGCAGTCAGTGGACTCTTGGTGGCTTCATTGGTGCGACTCGATCTGAAGCTATGGCAGTTCCAACAGTAGCTCGCGCTCGCAATATCATTTGCTCAACCACTGCATCACTTCCCATAGAGCAATACAATAAATTTACAGGGGCACATATCGAGCCTACTCGCGTGTTTAATCAACCCGACTCGCGTGTCCCTGGTTCTTATATCTACGCTTATGTCGCTGAAGATTTACTTTTCAGAGGAGTATCTTACGGACAAGTTTTGGCGCAATACTCAGATTCACGCGTTTCAGAGTGGACTCGTATTGCACCTGATCGCGTAACGCTTCAATTAAATCAACTTGGTACAGATATTATTGGCTACACAGTTGATGGAATTGCAGTTCCTAATGCTGGCGTTGGATCTCTTATCGTATTCTACGGATTAGATGAAGGCTTGCTCGCTCGTGCAGGAAAGACAATTCGCGCAGCTGCGGCACTTGAGGCAGCTGCTGAAATGTACGCAAAAGAGCCAGTTCCCCAAATGGCATTGAAGTCAAATGGCACAAACTTAACTTCAGAGCGCATCAAGTCACTTCTTGCTGCATGGAACTCTGCACGTCGTACACGTTCAACAGCATTTCTTAATGCAGACATTGATTTACAAATTCTTGGTATTGATCCAGCAAAACTCCAACTTAACGAGGCTCGTCAATACGTTTCTCTTGAACTTTGCCGCGCAATAGGACTCCCTGCGTACTTTGCTTCAGCTGAGCAGACTTCAATGACATATAGCAACGCTATTTCCGAGCGCCGTGCGCTTATCGATTTCTCAATCAGAAATATCCTAGTCGCAATCGAACAGCGCCTCTCTATGCCCGATTTTGTCACAGCTGGCGTGGAAACGCGCTTCAGCCTAGACGATTTCCTTCGTGGAGACCCACTACAGCGCGCACAGGTATATCAAATTCTTAACACCATCGGAGCGATGAGCGTTGAGCAGATTCAAGAAGAAGAGGATCTAATTAAATGAAAATCCAAATGCCAATGACAGTAACAGCAACAAACGCAGAGTCTCGCGTTATCGCTGGTCGTATCGTCGCATGGAACGCTGAAGGTAATACATCAGCAGGCAAGACAATGTTCGAACCAGGTTCAATCGACATTCCAAAGAACGTCAAACTTCAGCTTGAGCATAACAATTTGAAGCCACTGGGCAAAATGATTTCTGCAACAGTCGATGAAACAGGAATCGTTGCTGAATTTAAGATTTCAAAGACCACAGCAGGAAACGATGCACTCGTTGAAGCTGCTGACGGACTTCGTTCTGACTTCTCAGTAGGAGTTGAAGTAACTGCATGGGATAACAAAGACGGCGTTCTTTCAATTTCAGCATCAAATCTTGTCGAAGTCAGCCTCGTAACCGATGGCGCTATTCCAGGATCAGTGGTCGAAAAAGTAGCGGCTACAGAAACCCCAATTTCTGAATCTGAAAATGATTCAGAGAACCAAACACAAACAATAGGAGAAACAGTGTCAGACACTACCGTAGAAGCTCCTGCCGTTGAAACGGTAGAGGCTGCAAAGGTTGAGGTCAAGGCGGCAACAGCGCCATACATCTCAACAACTGTTCGTAACCCAATCACGACTCCAGGACTTTACCTAGAGCACTCAGTTCGCGCAGCAATGGGCGATGAGACATCAAAGTTGTACGTTGCAGCAGCATCAGATACAACATCAACTGACGTTGCTGGTCTCGTACCAACACCTCAGCTCCAAACAATTTGGGATCCAAAGACAACAAACATCCGTCCAGCAATTGCAGCAGTTCGTAATGCAGTATTGCCAGCAGCAGGACTTACTTTCGAAATCCCACGCGTTAAGACAGCACCAACAGTTGCAGCAACAGCTGAAGGCGCCTCGTTCTCAGACACACAGGTAGAAATCGAATATGTATCTTGCGCAGTTTCTAAGTACGCAGGTATGCAGAAATTTGACGTAGAAGTCCTTGATCGCACTCAACCAGCGTTCTTTGATGAACTCGTACGCCTCATGGCTAACCAGTACGCAGCAGCTACAGATGCAGCAATGTACTCAGCACTTGCAGCAGGAACACTCGATGGAACAGTAATCACACTTCCATTTGACGGAGATACATTCGCAGGATTCATTTCTCGCGGTGCAGCTTCAGTTTATGCAGCTACAAAGCGCCACGCTACAGGAATCGTCTGCACACCTACACAGTGGGCTAACATGATTAAGCTCAACGATTCAACAAAGCGCCCACTATTCGACGTTGCTGGAAATTCTCAGAATGGCGTTGGAATGGTTAATCCAGGTGGATTCGTTGGTTCAGTTATGGGACTTCCAGTTTATGTAACACCAAACTCATCAACAGGTGCAGGCGATGATTCAATCATCATCCTTAACGGCGACTCATTCGTATGGTACGAATCAGCAGCGCCACTTCAGCTCCGTACCAACATCGTTGGCACAGGTAAGGTTGAAGTTGGTTACTACGGCTACGGCTCAGCAGTAACACTCACAGCGGCAGGCGCGTTCACACTTAACGTCTAATCGCTTAACTTAATCGTGGGGGGCGGTTGCTCCCGATCGCTCCCCACCTAGTAGAAGGTTGAAGAAATGCCAACGATAATCACAGCTTCCGAGTTGCGTACTGTCCTTGGCGTTTCTTCAGCCCTATACAGCGATGCAATTCTTAACGATATTATTGACACTAGCGAGACTGTAGTTCTGCCTCTCCTAGTTAAGTATTACGCTCCAATCGGGCGCGCAGAACTCGTAAGCAATGTCGGAATCTTCACTACAGTTGGAGAGCATAAGTTCGACATTGGACAATCTGTAGTAGTCGCTGGCGTGTCAGCAACACTTAATGGCACTTACACAATCACAGACATAAATGAAGATTTAACGGAATTCTCAGTCGCAAAGACAAATGCTGATATTGCTCCATTCAATGTCATTCCTTCAGGTACAGCAACTCTTTCAGGCGCTGCCACATACGTTGGAAATTCAGCAGTTGAGCAGGCAGTGATCGTAGTATCAGTAGAGGTATTCCAAAGCCGTACAGCAGCGGGTGGACAAATCGAAGGCGTTGATTTCGCTCCATCGCCTTATCGTATGGGTCGCAGTCTTTACTCACGCGTATCGGGTCTCCTGGGCTCTTACATCGACGTTGAAAGCATCGTCGGATGACTGCATCAACAATTCTCAGCGCAGTACGTCAGCCATTAGCCACAGCTCTTGCTGGCGTTACTGCCAATGTATTTGCATACGTTCCCGAGCAGGTTCCAGTTCCAGCGGTTGTCCTGGTTCCTTCATCTCCTTATTTAGAATTCGACACAATCGGAAATAACACCTTTCGCGCAAAGGTAAATTTCACTATCTCTTGCTGCGTTACTTACTCAAGCAATCCAGCATCGCTCGACAATATCGAGCAACTTATCGAAAGCGTTGTCCTAGCCATCCCATCAGGTTATGAGATAGGTGACGTTCAACGTCCAACAGTCACACAAGTAGGCGCGAGCAATCTGCTAGTAGCCGATATAGGCGTTAGTACCCACTACACGCGAACAGTCTAAGGAGACAAAATGGCAACAACAGTCATAACAGGTCGCGATCTCTCGCTTACAATCGATAGCAAGAACTACGGCGATCAAGCAACATCAGTAAGCCTCAAGACAAACCTTGAGCGCAATACTTACGAAACTATCGATGGCAAAGTGTTCTTTGCACTTGATACCGAAGCACAGCTCACAATCACCATGCTCGCTGACTGGGGCGCTAACGCACCTGCATCATCAATCTGCGAGGCTCTATGGACTGCCGCTTCATCAGCACCCAATACAGCAATTACTTACACATTTACAGCAGCAACTGGAGCAGTATTTACAGGATCTGTTTATCCTAACTTCCCTGATGCGGGCGGTACTGGTAAGGATGCTCAGACAGTAACATTCACACTTCAGGGAACAGCAAAGCCAACCCTAACAATTTCTTAATCTAACCAACGGGAGCAAAGATGAAAAAAGAAATCACAATTACATACGCAGATGGCGAGCAGGCTACCTATATTGCTTATCCACCGGATTTCACAAAATGGGAACTTCACACAAAGAAGTCCATCAGTGATTTCACGGGGATGCATGACATTTTATGGGTCGCACATAGCGCGATGAAACGCGCGGCGGCTGGTAAGCCTGTCAAGCCATTTGAGGCATGGATCGAAAGCATTGTGGACATCGAGGTCGGTGCTACAAGCCCAAAAGCCATGAGCGAGGAAGTCTAGGCAGGTTAATCGTTGAACTAGCGATAGCCACAAAGATTCCAATGCGAGAATGGAC